TTTGGGTAAAAAGAGGTGTTCTTACATCAGATATGTACCTTTGGACTAATTTTGCTAATAGTACAAATTGGTCAGCGATTGGTATAAATAATGTAGATTTAGTATATTTCTATGCAGAAAGTGGTGGAAGTGCAGTAGCAAATTTAAAAACAAATAGACTTTTCAAAGACGCCAGCGCTTGGTATAATATTATTATAGCTGTAGATAGCACTAATGGAACAGCAGATGATAGAATAAAAATTTATGTAAATGGAGTACAACAAACTTCATTTGCAGCAAGAACAAATCCTGGTTCAAGTGCTGATTTAGGAATAAGTGAAACAGTAGCTATGGAGATTGGAAGATATGGTGGTGGAAGTGCATATTTTGATGGCGCAATGGCAAATGTAGAATTTGTCGATGGCACTGCATTAACTCCTGCATATTTTGGATCTACAGATTCTAACACGGGCATTTGGACACCTTCAGGTGCAACTGCAATTTCAGATTATGGTACAAACGGATTTAAATTAGTAATGGATACAACATCACCTGGAGCAGATACTTCAGGTAAAGGTAATACATTTACAGTAGGCGCCGGAACTCCAACTTTAACACAAGGTAGCCCTTCCAATATTTATGCTAGTTTAAATTCAAGTTTTAATTTATCCGACAATGTTTTATCAAATGGTAATACTACAGTAACAAATTCTAATGCTAATTGGAAATATGTTCCTGCAACAATAGGAGTTTCAAAGGGAAAATGGTATGCAGAATATAAAAATGTTATTGGCAGTGGTTATCTTATGAATGGTGTTGCTGATATGAGATATGCAACTTCACAAGACCAAAATAGTTATACTCATGTGGGTGCAGGTACAGGTGGAGTAGGTATTTATGACAATGGAGAAAAATATATACAAGGTTCTAATACTACTTATGCTGCAAGTTATGGTAGTAATTCAGTATTAGGAGTTGCTTTAGATATGGATAATGGAAAAGTTTATTTTTCAAAAGATGGAGCTTGGGCTACTGGTTCAGGTGCTTGGGGAAGTTCAACTTTTGATGCAGCAGTTGGTGCAATAACTTTGCCTACAACAGGAACATATACATTTGCTTTATCACAAAGAAGTGGTGCTGCAAATCAATGTAATTTTGGAGAAGGATTTTTTGCAACAACGGCAGCGGGCACAAATGCTGATGCTGCAGGTCTGGGATTATTTGCTTATCCCGTACCTTCGGGATATTATTCTTTAAATACCAAAAATTTGGAGGCATACGGTTAATGGCTTATTCTACAATTCCAAAGGGAACTTTATATATGAATTCCCTACAATATACAGGAAATGATTCTGCTAGTCACGCAATCACAGGCGTTGGATTCGAGCCCGACTGGGTCTGGAACAAAGTACGAGGTACTGGAAACCATGGACTATGGGATCGTGTTAGAGGTGTTTCAAAAAGAATACAATCTGATCAACCTAGTGCGGAAACAACAACAAGTGGTGTTGATTCTTTTGATACAGATGGTTTTACAATGGGTACTTCTTATAATGTTAATGGTGATAATTACGTGTCGTGGAATTGGCGTGCATCTGGTTCTACTGTTTCTGATTCTAATGGAGATATAACATCAACAGTCAGTGCTAATACAACGAGCGGTTTTTCTATTGTGAAATATACGGGAAATGGTTCAACAGCTACTGTGGGTCATGGTCTTGGTGTTCCTCCAGAAGTAGTAATTGTAAAAAATTACAGTGGTAATTACAATTGGATTTCTTATTGGGAAGTATTAGGCAATACTAAATATTTAGAATTTAATTTAACTAATGGATCAGGCACAGGTTCAGAATGGAATAATACATCTCCTACAAATTTAGTATTTAGTTTAGGTAATACAGGTTCAGGTAATAATAATGGAGATTATCATGTAGCATATTGTTTTGCTAGTATTAAGGGATTTTCTAAAGCAGGCAAGTATATGGGGAATGCTAACAGCTCAGGCCCGTATATTTTTACTGGCTTTGCCCCTCAATATGTACTTATAAAAAAAGATGGTGGTGATGGTTGGTGGATAATCGACAAGACACAAGGAAATATACTTCCAAATCCTAATACACAAATGTTAGTATCAAATACAAATGCAGGAGACAACAATAGTGTATCTCCTTTTATAAATTTTTATAGTAATGGTTTTGCATTAACATCAACATGGGCTGGAGTAAATGGTAATGGAAGTGATTATGTTTATTTAGCATTTGCTGAGAACCCTTTTGTTGCAACTTCAGGATCATCATCTGTACCAGTAACAGCGAGATAATTATGACAAGTATATTAAAAGTAGACAACATACAAACTCAAAGTGGTAAAACTATTATTAGTGAAACATCTAATGTAGTAAGTGTTGGACAAGTTGGAGATACAGTTGTTAATGCTGGTACTACTACAGTTAAAGGTGATGGTTCAAGTCAAGACGGAAAAATTATTCTTAACTGTTCACAAAATTCTCACGGAGTTGGTATACAGGCACCTCCTCATAGCGCAGGCGCTACATATACACTTATCCTCCCAACCAGTACAGGATCAAATGCACAAGTATTATCTACTAATGGAACTGGAACTTTATCGTGGGCTAACGATCAAATCGTTACAGGTTTTCCAACTATCACATCTTGTACACCAGGAACTATAGAACCTAGCACAGCAACATCAGTTGTAATAGCAGGTACAAATTTTTTAACAGGTTTAACTTTAGAAGCAGTTAACTCATCAACAGGTGCAGTACTCAACGCAGCATCATTTACAATAGATTCATCAATACAAATTACTGCTAGTTTTAATATAGCAGTTAGCGGAAATTATTTTATAAGAATAGAAAATACTACAGGTCTAGCAGGTAGATCAGCTACTGCATTATTAACAGTTAGTCCTGGTCCAGTTTTTTCAACAAATACAGCTTTAGGTTCTGTTGCAGGTGGAACTACAGGAACTATTTTTACTATTCAAGCATCTGAAGCAGCTGGTGGTGCTATTACTTATTCTTCGTTATCACCTATTCTTACACAAACTACAGCAGGTGGTATGAATTGTACTTTAAATGCAAGTACAGGTGTGATAGAATCTACAGGAACTGGTTTTGATTTAAACGATGGAACAGTTACAAACTTTTCATTTACAATTAGAGCTACAGATCCACAAAATCAAACAACGGACAGAACGTTTACATGTTCTAGTTCTTACGGAAGTACAGGAGGCGCACAGTTTAATTAAATGGCTACAGTATTACAAAGAACAGGAAGTGGTGCTTATTATGGTAAGCTAACTATGTCTTTTTGGATTAAAAGAGCTGTATTAGGAGAACAAGGTTTATTTGGAAGAAGAGAAGGATCCGCTACTGCCAATCTATCTACTTGTCATTTTAGTGGTGTTGACCAATTATTAATTAATTTTAGAGATGGTGGTGGAAGTTCTAAATATTACATGATTACAAATAGAGCATTCAAAGACATTAATTCATGGTACCATATCCATTTAATGCTTGATGGAGATAATGCTACTCAAAGCGATAGAAGTAAATTATATATTAACGGAGTAAGAGAAACATCTTTTGCATTATTAAATAATCCATCATCAACTGGATATGAAGTAAATTTATTTGTAGGTGGTTCTTATAATACTTACATTGCTAGAGGTTTAAGAAGTCAAATTGATACTTGGTTAACCTATGATGGTTGTATGTCTAATTTTAATTGTTCAACAGGTTATGTTTATGAACCAACTGTTTTTGGGGAAGTAGATACGACGACGGGTCAATGGAAAATTATTAATGATCCTACTTTTACGCCAGGCACGGATGGTTTTACAATTTTAAAAGACGGAGATACCATTACAGATCAATCAGCAGGTTCTAATGATTTTACAGTTTATAGTGGGACACTGACAGCTTCAAAAGACTGTCCTTCTAACACATTTGCAGTTTTAAATCCTTCAATAAAACATGAAAGTTATTTAACATATACAAATGCCAATACTACACAAAATATTTCTAATAATGATTGGAATTCTAGTTTTTCAACAATAGGAATGACAACAGGTAAATATTATTTTGAGACTTATTGGTCTTCAGGAACTTACTATCAACCAGGGATTAGAAGTGTTCAACAAGCAACTGGTATTACTAATGGAACTAATGATTGGATGGGTAATGATAGTCAAGGTTATTCTTATGATTGTTATGGAGGATCACTTAAAAATAATGGTGGTGATATTGCAGGACAAACAGGTTTAACAACTACTGCTGTTGGTAATTATGTAGGAGTATTTGTAGATATGGATAATAACAAAATATATTTTTCAAAAAATGGTGTAATGGTAAATACTACTGGCGCAGATATAACATCAGGATTAACATATATGGCGGGTGTTTCTTCTTGGGGTGCTAATCCAAGTGTTATTCAATGTAATTTTGGGAACGGGGTATTTGGGACTACGACTTTGACTGGTACAACTTACAGTGGATCAGATGGTAATGGTATTTTTAAATATGATCCTAATAATATTACTCTAGATGGAGTAAGTAAATCATTTAAATCATTATCAACGAAAGGATTAAACGCATAATGGCTTTTTCAACTATCAATAAAAGTTCTGATTTTATGAATCCTGTTACCTATGCAGGTAATGGTTCTACACAATCTGTAACGGGAGTAAATTTTCAGGCAGATCTTACGTGGATTAAAAATAGGGATGCCACAGAAAGTCATGTTTTATTTGATGTGGTTAGAGGAGTACAAAAAGCAATAAATTCTAATACCAGTGATTCAGAAGCTACATCATCAAATTATTTAACTGCTTGGGGTGCAGATGGTTTTTCTGTAGGTGCAAGTGGATTAGTAAATGATAATGGTAATGATTACATTTCGTGGAATTGGAAGGCAAATGGTTCCGGTGTATCAAATTCAAATGGAAGTATTACATCTACTGTATCTGCTAACGCTACAAGCGGTTTCTCTGTTGTAAAGTATACAGGCACAGGTTCTAATGCTACTGTTGGTCATGGTTTAAGTGTAGCTCCTAAAATGATACTTATTAAAGATGTTACAAATAGTGCAACGAATTGGTCAGTTTATAATAAAGATATTGGAGCTGGTTATAGATTAACTTTAAATAGTGATGCAGCAAGTCAAGGTTCAGATAGTACATATTATCAAAACACAGACCCAACATCTTCTTTTTTTTATATAGGTACTAATACAAGAGCAAATGCATCCGGTGCTGAACACATAGCTTATTGTTTTGCAGAAGTACCCGGCTATAGTACGTGTGGACAATATACTGGGAACGGCGATAATGGTGACGGTCCATTTATTGCTACTCCTTTTGCTCCACAATTCATTTTAATTAAACGAACTGATAATGCTGGTTGGTGGGTTATAACTGATACTAAAAGATTAGGATATAATGTAAGTAATCCTAGACTATATCCAAATAGTAATACTGCGGAAGATCCTGCTGATTCTACTATGAACCTGTTATCTAATGGATTTAAATTAATATCAAGTTCACAATATGTTAATGCTTCAAGTGGCACGTACATCTATATGGCGTTCGGGCAGCCCCTAACCGGCAGTAACGACATTACAAACAACGCTCGGTAAACTATGCTGTTTGGATTTGATACATTTGCAAGAGTTCCTTTTGCAGCAATAGATGACCACAACAACGTTGCAGTCAATGCAACAGCTATGCCTTTAACACTAGCGATTGGTCCATTAGCAATATCAAGTCAAAGTATAATAGAACAACCAGCAGGTGATCCTTTAACATTAAAAATAGGTAGTGTTGTTATTACAACTCAAGCAAACTTAACAGCAGACGCTATGCCTTTAACTTTAGATATAGGAACTTACGTTCCAAGTGGTGGAGCATTGGTAAATGCAACTCTAAATCCTTTGACTTTAGCAAGTAATATTGTTACAACTACTGGAGGAGCGACTGTGAATCCAGATGCTATGCCACTTACATGTTCAGTAAGCGATGTAGGTGTAATTACTTGGAATCCAGTAGATCCACAACCAGGCAACGTATGGGTACCAATTAAACCTTATTAAAAACTATGGCATTTTCAAACGATTTAAAACTAGAAATTATAGCAACCGGTGAAAAAGCTGGTCTATGGGGAACTATAACTAACGACAATTTAAAAATTTTAGAATTATCTGCTACGGGATATTTAACAACTAATCAATTAGCATCTGGTGATTTAGTATTAAATCTTGCGGATGGTTCGGCTTTAGGAGATTCTACAGCAACTGGTAAAAATTTAATGATAGAAGTAACTGGAACGCTGACCGGTAATAGAGTTATTACTATGCCAACAGGTGCTGAAAGAATATTTATAGTTAAAGATTCAACAGACAGATCAAGCTCTAATTACACTATTGGTGTACAAAATGTAGGTGGAACGGGATTAGGAATAGTATCTTTACCTGCAGCTTCAACTACTGCTTTTTATACAGATGGTACTACGGCTAATTCTATGAAATTGTTAGGCACTTTAAATGCAGGTCTTTATAATGTAGTAGGTGGAACTAACAGTCCTTATAATGCTATTGCAGGAGATACAATTTTTGTAAGTACCTCTGCACAAGCAGCAGAAATAATATTACCATCAGCTCCTAATCAAGGAGATACAATAACAATTATGGATAGTTCTGCAGCTGGTGGTTTTAATACTAATAATTGTATAGTTAATAGAAATGGTAATCCTATTAACACAGATAATACACAAAACTTAACACTAGCTACTAACAATCAATCTTTAACACTAGTTTATACAAACGCTACTAGAGGTTGGATATTTAAATCAACGAATCAATAGGAGCAAGTAGATGCTCACTGAAATTAAATTTGCTCCCGGAATAGACAAGCAAGACACAAGTGTTGGTGCAGCCGGTAGATGGGTAGATTCTGATTTAACTAGATTTAGATATGGTTTACCAGAAAAAATAGGTGGCTGGTCTTCTTTACTTACTGATACTATTTGTGGTGTAGCTCGAGGTCAATTTTCTTTTGTAGATAAAACAGGAAATAGATATGTAGCTATTGGTACCGACAAATTTTTACTTATATATTTTGAAGGTCAACTTTATGACATTACTCCTTTTGTAGATAATAATACAGGAACTCAAACAACTTTTGTATCTACTCTTGCTACAGATAGTACTGTTAATAAAACTTGTACTGTAACTACTCCTACTCCTCATGGTTTAATTGCTGGAGATATGGTAGTGTTTGATAATGTTGCATTGGCTGCTGCTTTAATAGCAGCAGGTTTAACTAATGCAGAGTTTGAAGATAAACTTTATCAAGTTTTAACAGCTCCTACTTCTACAACTTTTACTATTGAATCTGTTAATCAAGCAACAGCAGTTGTAGCAACTAATACATTTGGAACTACACAACCTTATGTATCTATTGGACCCAGTGAACAAACTTATGGTTATGGTTTTGGTTCAGGACAATTTGGTGGAACCGTAGCCGGTGCAGGTACAACTACAATAAATAATGCTGGGACTTTTAATGCTGGAGCTAACTCTGTTATTTTAACAGATTCTTCTGTTTTACCTGCTAGTGGTACTTTATTAATTAATAGTGAGTTAATGACTTACACAACTAACACAACAGGAACAAACACTATTTCTGGAATTAGTAGAGGACAAGGTGGAACTTCTGATGTTACTCATGCAGATGGTTCTACTGTTACAGATGCTACACAATTTAATGGTTTTGGTTCTGCTGTTAATGCAGGTACAATTGTACTAGAACCGGGTCTTTGGTCTTTTAGTAACTGGGGCGATGTTTTAGTTGCAACAGTTGCAAATGGTAAAACTTATACATGGGATGCATCTACAACAGCAAGGTTTACAACAAGAGCATCTAGAAAAACTTTATCTCCAGGATCTAGTTCAATACAAAATTCTGCATACTACACCGCACTAGGCACATTAGATGCAACAAATACTTTAGGAGGACAAGCCGACGAAGCCGTAGGTAATCCTACAGCATCTAGAATAACTTTAGTCTCTCCTACAACTAGACACTTAATTCATTTAGGTACAGAAACAACTATTGGTGATCCAACAACACAAGATGATATGTTTATTGCATTCTCAAACGCAGAACAATTAAACCAATATACACCACTAGCAACTAACGCTGCAGGTACACAAAGACTTCAAGATGGTACAAAGATTATGGGAGCGTTGATCGCTAAAGAAAATATTTTAATATGGACTGACAATGCATTGTACACAATGAAATTTGTTGGTGCACCTTTTACATTTGGGTTTGAACAAGTTGGTACAAACTGTGGATTAATAGGTAAAAATGCAGCTGTAGAAATTGATGGTGTTGCGTATTGGATGTCTAATAATGGTTTCTTTGCATTTGATGGTACAGTAAACTCACTACCTTGTAGTGTAGAAGATTATGTTTTTGATGATGTAGATACAACTAAAGGTCAACAAATTTGTGCAGGATTAAATAATTTATTTACGGAAGTTATATGGTGGTATCCATCAGGGACTTCTGATTTTAATAATAGATCTGTTGCTTATAATTACGGTGAAGCAAAACAACCACCACTAGGTACGTGGTATACAAATACTAATACTAATTTTAATAGAACAACATGGATGGATACTTTAGTTTATCCTCAACCTTATGGTACATCTTTTAATAGCTCAGCTACTGGAACATTTCCCGTTGTACAAGGATCTAATGGATTAGGACAAACTACATATTTTGCACATGAAACAGGAACAGATCAAATTAATCCTGATGGAAGTATCACTGTGTTATCATCTTTTATACAATCATTTAGTTTTTCTTTACAACAAAATCAAAGTGAAGTCTTTTTAGCGATGAGAAGATTTTTACCTAATTTTAAAGTATTAACAGGAAACAATCAAATAACATTATCAGTTAAAGATTTTCCTGCTGATGATGATGAACAGACTGCATTAAGTCCTTTTACTATTTCATCAACTACAACAAAAGTTGATACAAGAGCTAGAGGAAGATATGCAAATTTAAAAATAGCTAATACCGCAGCTGGTGAATCATGGAGATTTGGTACATTTCAAGTAGATATACAACCAGATGGAAGGAGAGGTTAATGACAAAAATTGTAGTAAGATTACCAGAACCTAGAAAAGAATACAGTGAAGATAACCAAAGACAAATTAACAGATCAATAGCTTTAATTGTAGAACAATTAAATGCTACATATTTAACACAATTAAAAGAAGATCAAGAAAGGTATAGTTGGTTTAATGGCTAATATATATAGAAAAGTAAATGACGATTTAGTATCTGCTACTGAAAAAAATGTTTATACAGTACCTGGTAATACTAGAGCTTTAATAAAGTCTATTCACATTTACAACGAAGGTGCTGGAAGTGCTGATGTTACAGTTAAAATTAATTCAAATAGTGTAGATTATTTTTATGGTAAAAAAACTATAGCAGCAGATGCTACTGAAGAATTTATTGTTAATATATTAATACTACAAGAAAACGATATATTAAAAATGTTATCAGATATCACTGGACCAGACGTAACCGTTAGTTTATTAGAAATAAATAGAGAGGATTTATAATGCCATTTAAAGAACAAGAAAGTAAATTTAGTCATCAAATTATTGATGGTACTAAAGTACCAGTAATTACTCCTGAAGTATGGGCTACAGTTACCAATACTAAAACAGGTAAAGAGTATGGGTCCGATGCAGAAGCAACAGCTGATGTAGAAAACCCAGCAACTGAAACTAAAAAAGAAGACATTAAAAGGGATGTTAAGATAATAGTTAAGAATTTGCCACTAGGTGCTAAGAGTAAATAGCGTTGACTAGACATGAAAACTCTAGTAAATTGTGGTACAATCGCATATATACAAGTGTTGCGAACTTGCTTTTCAACAATACAATATAGATAAATATGGGATTTTTTAAAAAGATAATTAGAAAAGTAACTAAACCTGTCTCAAAGGTATTAGATAAAATTATACCTAATGAGATAAAACCATTATTACCTTACGCTGCAGCTGCTGTACCTTTTATGATGGGTCCCGCAGTCGGTATGGGTGGAAGTCAAGGTCTAATGGCTTTATTAAGAAGAGGTTTACTTACAGGTGCCTTACCTAATTCTTTAGCTCAATTAGCACAAGAAGGTAATGAAGGAGAATTAAATCCTTTATCCTTAGCAATGGCAACTGGTTCAGGTATATTTTCAGGACAAGGTGCTGGAGATATGTTTAGAGGAGCAATGAATCCAGGTAAAGCTGTGCCACTTCCAGGAGGAAGTATGCCAGGTCAAACTTTAGGTGGTTTTAAATATGATGCTTCAGGTTTAACTGGATTAGATAAAGCTAAAAACTTTATGTTAAAAGGTGGAGCTAAATTAGCAGACACTGCAGCAGGAGCTGGTAAAATTTTAAGAGATCCATTTGCAGCAGATACAAAATTATTAGACGTAGCAAAAGCAGCAGCGTTTCCAGTATCACAAGCAACAGGTGATCTAGCTTATGCAGAAGGTGCTAGAGCATTAAAAGAATTTAACGCAGCAGAAGCAGCGGCACAAGTAGCAGCAGCTGCAGCACAAGCTGGATTTAATCAAGAATACATAGATGCAATTACAAGTTCTATGGGTGACTATGGATACAATCAAGAAGACATTGATGAGATTATTGCAATGTATGGTTTTGCTAATGGTGGCAGAGTAGGATTTGCTATGGGTGGTGGAGATTTTAGTGAACCTAATTTTATGACAATGAGAGAAGTAATAGAAAATGTTAATGGTGATGAAATGGAAGA